GTCACGGCAAGACACTCGACGAAGGCTATGTCGATGAGGCATTCGATGATGTTGACGACCGGCGAGAGCAGGCGATGTTGCCGGCGATGTCGACCCGGCCTGACGCCCAGCTTGTCTGGTGTTCAACGATGGGCACGGACGCTTCGATCTACCTGAACCGCAAGGTCGATTCGGGTCGGCTGTCGGTCAGTAATCCGCTGTCGGCGATGTGCTATTTCGAGTGGTCGGCGCCGGACGGTTCGGATGCGGACGACCCGGCCGTGTGGGCGGCAGCGATGCCGTCGTATGGCTGGACGATCAATGAGCGGGCGGTACGTCATGCCCGCGAAACGATGACTGAAGGCGAGTTCCGGCGGGCGTTCCTAAATCAGCGGACCCAGTCGGAAGAATGGGTGATTCCCCGCGACGTATGGCGGGCCGTCCTTGACGAACAGGCGGCACCCTCGGGCCCGTTGATGCTCGCTATCGACGCCGACCTCGACGGGTCTTCTGCATCGATTGCGGTGGCGGACAAGGCTGGGAGCGTCGAACTTGTCGCTTATGACCGCGGTACTAGCTGGCTACTCGACCGGTGTGTGCATCTTGCTCACGCTCACTCTGCTGCGATCGCGCTCGACCCGGCCGGGCCCGTAGGCCCATTCGAGGAACAGCTCGCGCGCGCGGGGGTCCGTACCGTCAAAGTCACAGGCCGTGACCTCCACAAAGCCTGCCAAGAGTTCTTTACGGCCTGCCATGACCGGACGGTACGAATCCGGCCCCATGCGGCGCTCGAGCAGGCAGTCGGTGCGGCAATGCGACGTGTCACCGTCGATACGTGGTGCTGGTCCCGTAAAGGCTCGACTGACATTTCGCCGCTCGTGGCGGCAACGTCGGCGTTTTGGGCGGCACAACAGGCCATCGACCCGGTATCTCAAGTGTTCTAAAGGAACTGATGCGCGACCTGCTCACAACAATCGGTGAGATTGTGGGCGCGCTGCTCGCCAGCTTCGGCCTCGCCCTGCAATGGCCGTGGTTGGGCGTGACCATATTCGGCATCGCGCTCGTCGCGTTCTCTTACATGGCGGCAGAATGAGTCTTCTACGCCGCGCGCGCGCGGAGACGAACGAACAACGCATGTATGGCGGCGGCGCATTCACGGCCGGCGCGCTCGCCGACCCGTTCGGGCCGCCATTCTGGACTATCCCCACCAACGGGCAGACCGCAATCACCGATGGTGGCGGCTATGTTGCCGCATCCCACGCCCTGAAATATTGGCCGGTCTTCGCCTGTGTGCGAATCATCGCAGACTTTCTGTGCGGCCTCCCAGTCGATGCGTATACCGGTTCGGTCGGCATGAAGCTCGGCGAATCGACCCGCATCGACCCGAAACCGGCCCTTTTGACGAAACCGTCAGCGTATGCGTCGTGGGTCCAGTGGGTCTATCAGGTACTCGTCGGGCTCCTCACGAACGGCAACGCGTACGGGATTATCTCGTCGACCGACCGGCTCGGCTACGCAACCCAGATCGACCTTGTCGACCCGGCCACGGTGCGGGTCAAAAAAGCCGACGAACGGAAACGGTCAACCGGCGGCGACCTCATCAACGTGGGCGAGAAGTTCCTTCAGGTCGGCGCCAGCACCTACTCGGTGCGGGAAATGTGGCATCTACCGGGCCCGCAACTCCCCGGCGAACTGGCCGGCCTGTCACCGATCGCATATTCGTCGCGGCTGATCTCGCTCGGTAACAGTGCCGAACAGTTCGGCGCCGAGTTCTTCGCGAACGGTATCCATCCGACCGCGGTAGCGACGACCGATACGCCCATTAACTCTGACCAAGCATCGGAAATCAAGTCTCGGATTAAGGCTGCGACAGCGAACCGTGACATTCCGGTACTCGGGTCGGGTGTGAACCTGAAACCGTGGACGGTCACACCGACCGACTCGATGCTGATCGAAGTTCAGAAACTGAACGCCGTCGCGATCGCCCAGATTTACGGTATCCCCGCGGACATGATCGGCGTTTCCGAACGTGGTTCCGTCGTCACCTATGTAAACCGGGAACAGCGCGCACAAGAACTACTTGATGACACGCTCGCACCGTGGATCTTGCGCCTCGAAGACGGCCTTTCTGCACTGTTTCCGCGCACCACTTTCGTCAAGTTCGACACGAACATTCTGCTCCGAAACGACATGAAGACTCGGTTCGAGGCATATCAGATTGCGTTGGGCGGCTCGACCGGTACCGGTAAGCCGTTCATGGAAGTTGACGAGGTCCGCCAGTTCGAGGACTGGCCGCCCATGCCCGAACAAGAACCCGAAGCGGAGCCGGCCGCGACACCACCACCCGCAGGCGCGTCGCCTTTGACGGTGGTAGCGAACGCATAGGAGCCCCTTCGTGGCGAAATATGACGCGGCCGCGCTGAAAAAGATGGCTGCGAACGGACAGGCGATGCCGGACGGCTCGTATCCGATCGCGGATGGCGAAGACCTCCATAACGCGATTCATGCGGTCGGCCGAGGCGGCGGTTCTCATAACGCGATCCGTAAGCACATCATGGCCCGCGCGAAGACGCTCGGGATGTCACAGATGATTCCCGACAACTGGAAGGCAGACGGCAGCATCGTCGGCGCCAACTCGGCACGGGCAGCGTTACTGTCCGGCAGCCGGGAACGGCGACGCCATGTCGCCGAATGTGAGATTCGTAGCACCAGTTCTGGCCTGCTGCACTTCGAGGGCGTCTTCGTCCGGTTCGACGACCCGTACGAGGTGACCGACCGGTTCGGGACGTTTACCGAAACGGTCGACCCGCGCGCGCTGCAACGGTCCTTGAACCTCACGCCGGACGTGGTGTTGAACGTCAACCATGCTGGCCTGCCACTCGCCCGGACAATCTCGGCGACGTTGGAACTCTCCACGAACGAAAAGGCTGGTATCGCACGCGCGGACCTCGAACCACGCGACCCCGATGTGCAGCAGATCCAATACAAGATTGAACGGGGCGACCTGCCCGACATGTCGTGGGCGTTCCGTGCGATCCGTGACGTATGGAACGAAGACGAAACGGACCGGCGCCTGATGGAAACCAGCATTGATGGTGGCGACGTGTCGATCGTGACGACCGGCGCGAACCGCAACACGCATGCCGGGTTCCGTTCTGCTATCAGTTCTCTCGTCGACATGGAAAGCCTGCTTGTTGAGGCCCGGTCGACGGAAGATATCGACCTTGAATCTCTCAAGGTCGCGCGCGGGAACCTCGACAGGCTTATCGCCGAACTGAATCCCCGCAAGACATACAGCGTGAAACAAGCTCTCCGAGAGATCGCGCTGTCTTCATAGCCACAAAGCAAGGCCCGAACGCACCCGCCTCGCCCCGCACACACCCCGTTAGGGCCCGTGTGCACGCGAACTGGCGGCCCGCGTCCACCCCTGCGGCTGCCCAAACAACCCAGCTACAGGAGCAAAGACACAATGTCTCAGACGACTGAGATGCTGTCGCGGCTCATTGAGCGTCAGAAGCAGACGAATGCTGCTGTCGAGACGCTGAAGGAGAAGCGGGCTGCGATCGTGCAGCTCGCGACCGACGACGGCCGTGAAGACCTCACCGACGACGAAGACGCCGAGTTCCGTTCCGTTCAGGACGACATTAAGGCGAAGGAAGAAGAAGTGATCCGGCTCGGTGAGCGGATCGCCGAACTGAACGAGGACGAGAAGCGGGCCGCGAATGCTGCGGCTTCGTTTAAGAAGTCGGCGTTCATCGAGTCGGCTGCCCGCGTCAAGGACGAAGCCTTGACGTACTCGAAGGAATCGCGGAACTCGTATTTCCGTGACCTGACGATGGCGACCGTTAACAACGACCTTACGGCCCGTGACCGTCTCGAACGGCACGCCCGCGAGATGGAAGTTGAGCAACGTACCAACCCGAACCGCACTGATGGTCAGGGCGGCTATTTCGTCCCGCCGATGTGGCTGATGGACGAATATGCCGAGTATCTGCGTGCGGGCCGCGTCACCGCGAACCTCGTGACGAACATGGCGCTCCCGGCCGGTACCGACTCGCTCAACATTCCGAAGTTCTCGACCCCGACCCGTACTGACATCCAAGCCGGTGATGGCGGTTCGGTTTCTTCGGTCGACATGACGGACACGACCGCTGCGGCGGGCGTGAAGACCATCGCCGGTCAGCAAGACATCGCAATCCAGCTTCTCGAGCAGTCGCCCCTGCCGTTCGATCAGATCATTTTCCGTGACCTGATCGCCGACCTGAATATGCGTACTGACATTCAGGTCATTAACGGTGCTGGCGGCTCGAACGAGGTGCTCGGCATTCTCGGTGTCACGAACGGCGTTACGACCACGTCGTACACCGGCACGACCGTCAGCAACCTCTACTCGAAGCTTGCTGGCGCGATCAACTCGGTGCACACCAGCCGCTACTTGCCGCCTGACATCATTGTCATGCACCCTCGCCGTTGGGCATACCTGCTCGCGTCGACGGACAGTAACGGCCGGCCGCTCGTCGTTCCGAACCCGCAAGGCCCGTTTAACACGATGGGCGAGTTCGGTGCGGTCGAATCGCAAGGCATTGTCGGTTCCCTTCAGGGAATCAGCGTTGCGGTCGACGCGAACGTCCCGACGAACCTTGGCTCATCGACGAACGAAGACCGGATCATTATTTTCCGGCGTTCAGACCCGATGCTGTTCGAGGGGCCGCTCAACACGCGTGTTCTGCCGGATGTGTTGTCCGCCAACTTGAAGATCCGTTTGCAGGTCTACAAGTACCTGGCGTTCACCGCAGAGCGTTACCCGCAGTCCATCAGCGTCCTTCAGGGCACTGGCCTGATCGCTCCGAGCTTCTAGGAGCGTTCCTAAGTCGCTAGAGGGCGGGCCGTTGGACCCGGCATACCGCGGTCCGCCCACTAGCACCTCACCGGGGAGGTTACATGAATCAAGAAGCAGAACGGTTCCGACGCGCACGCAAGGAACTTCAGAAGGCGGTAGACGCTCTCGAAGACGCAAAGGGCGAGTTCGAGACGGCCCGTAACGACTTCCATGCTGCTGCCGAAACGTGGGCGGTCGCAGTCGCGAACGAACATGAACTCGGCCGTGGTGGCATGGTCCGTTCGCCGATGGAGACTCGGTGAACCGGCAGCAGCGGCGGGCGATGCGTCCGTCCGCACCCGCGAACGTCGATCGGGTCGTGCTCGGCTACGTCCATCCTGGTGAAGTATCCGCCGCGTTCATGGCGTCCGTTGACCGGATGAAACGCTACGAACTGTTACGGACCGGCCAGTATGTCGGAACACTTGAACGGATCGCCGGTTCCGGCAACATCTACCACTCCCGCAACCTCATCACGAAAATCTTCCTTGAAGATAAGGAAGCCGACTGGTTGTGGTTCGTTGACGCCGACATGGGATTCCCCGAATGGGCGTTACAACGGCTGCTCGGCGCGGCAGATAAGAACGAACGGCCCGTCGTCGGCGGACTCTGTTTCGGGCTCGCAACAATCGGCTGGGACGAAATCACCTATGCCGAACAGTACGAGTCGTTCCCGACGATCGGCTACTGGAACTTCGATGAAGCCGGGACCATCGTCGGCTACCGGTACCTGACCGAATATCCCGACGACACGGTCTGCAAAGTCGACACGTCCGGTGCCGCCTGCGTTCTCATCCACCGGTCCGCGCTCGAGAAGATCGGCCGCGACTGGTGGACCCACAAACCGGCTCCCGATATCCCGTCGTTGAATGGCCGGATGATGTTCGGCGAAGACATCTCGTTCTTCATCCGCTGCTACGAGAACGACGTGCCGGTCTGGCTCGACACTGCCGTGAAGACCTCGCACCATAAAGGCGGTATCTACCTGACGCACGAGCAATACCAGCAGCAGGAACGCCGCAAAGCGCTACTGAAACGACTCGATGATGCCGTCGACGCGGGCGAGATGACAGCCGAACATGCACGGGCGGCCGCTCTGTGACGGTCGCTGTTGTCTGCCCGTTCTACTGGTGTACGGACCTGGCACGGGCGGACATTACCCGCCGGCTGTTCGCACACATGACGACCATCGACTGCACGTTCATCGGTGTCGGGTCCGAAGGCGAACTGTCCCGGTCGATGTTCTGCGATTTCTTCCCCGAAACGCAATATCTGGAACATCCGCAATGGTGGAAAGACGCCGACATCGGCCCTGGCGGCTCGGCTGGGCTGCGCCACAAGTTCAACAAGGGCATCCACCGGAGTTACCAGTTCGACCCTGAGATGGTGTTCCTCATCGGTTCCGACGACTTCTATCCCCGATCCATGTTCGCTCCCTCCGACGCGGACCTGATCGGCGGTGCGGCCGGCCAAGACGGCGGCCTGTTCTTCTGGCAATACGGCTCGCTAGACGAAGCCTGGTATTGGGACGGCAAATCGTCAGGACTTGACCTCATCGGCGGCTGCCTCGGCTTCTCTACCCGTCTACTCGACGCATACGGCTGGATGCCGTTCCAGTGGGAAGGCGACGAGGCCGGCGTCGTCCGCAACATCACTGCCGATGACCGATGGACAATCGAACCGCGCGCGCGCTGTTGGGGTTGGCATCCGAAAACGGGCCGGACATTGAACAGCCTTCAGCGCGTGATGGCCTGGCATGACCTGACAGCCGCCCCACGCGACGAAGTCGACGGCTGGCTCGCCTACTGGGATTCGCTCGCATGATCGCCATAGCGATCTCTGCCGGATATCTCGCCGCGTTTGCGCTAATCGGCTGGATCGTTTTTCGGGCCGTCAAGTGAGCATGACGCCCGATGGTGTCCGCTACCTCGTAGCGGCACAGGGCAAACGGATAGCGAGACCTTTTCATTACAGATGGCTTATCCCCCGGATAGCGGGAACGAGCGAAACGAACTGGCGGGCCATACGGACAGTGTCGCTGCTCGCAATGATGCCTGCGGCGTTCTTGTATGGCGGGAATGGTTGGAGGGGCCTGTTCGTAGCCGCCTTCGTGGTCGGCTGTTCTGGTATCTGGCGCTATAACTGGCATCACCCGGTGCTCGTTGACGCGCCAGCGTTAGCAACAACATTGTGGGCGGCGGTCTGCTGGCATTACCACATCTGGTGGCTAGCAATCCTTCTCGTATGTGCCGCCGCCGCGATGAAAGAAGCGTCGCCGCTGTTCGCTGCGATGTTCGCATGGACGCCGTGGCTGCTTGTCGGGTTCGCCGTGGTGGCTATTCGGGCAGTGATGAAGGCCGGGCCTGATGTGCTCGACCAGAACGCCGCGTGGATTCTTGCCCATCCGGTCCGGGCGTCCCGTAAATATCACGCTGGGATGCCGGTCGAGGCGTTCGTGATGCCGTGGGGTGCCGGCCTCGCCGCCGCCGCGGACCTGTCACCACAACTCGCGTTGACAGTCGCCGCGGCCTATAGCCAGGTGTTGGTCGCGACGGATACGACCCGCCTATACCAGTGGGCCTGGCCGGTCGTTGCCGTTGCCGCATCACAAGCTGTGCCGGTGCCGTGGCTACTGCCACTGATTCTCGTTCATGTCGCTAACCCGTTCGCAGGCCAGGGACTATGACCACTTCGACTGATTACATCACGTCGGACCAGTTCCGCGCCTACTACAAAGACCCCGGCAACGTCCTTAACGTCGACAACATTGCGGCCGCGATCACCGCAGCATCCCGCAAAATCGACGCGTGGTGTGGCCGATACTTCTACCAGAACGACGAAACGCAACTGTATTTCCCGAACGACTGGTGGACCGTCGACCTCGACGACATGGATCTCGCGACCGCGTCCGGGCTGACAGTCTCAACCGGCGACGGCCTTTCCGGCAGCTACCCGAACGTCTGGGTATACGGCACCGACTTCCTTCTCGAGCCCGTAAACCAGTCCTCGAACGGTATCCGGCCGTGGCCGTACGAATACATACGGTCGATTGGGCCACAGCGCTATTTTCCGATCCGGTTCACGCCGTGGCAACAGCCGACCGTGCAAGTCGTCGGGACGTTCGGATGGCCGGCCGTCCCTGACGCTATCGCCCAAGCTTGCCGAGTGATCGCGGCGCAGCTGTTCAAGCTTGCTGACGCGCCGCTCGGCACGGCGGGGATTAACGGGTGGGGTGAGGTGCGAGTGCAGGACATTCCGCTCGCCGCCTCGTTGTTGCAGCAGTACCGCAAGGGTTCAGCGATGGGGATTTGCTGATGGATCTTGGCGCTATCCGGGCTGCGATCCGCGACGCCCTCTACGACGGGACGGTCGAAGTGACCGCCTACGCGTTCGTACCCGACAATCCGGTTATCCCCTGCGTGTGCGTGTACCCAGACCGCATCGAGTACGACGACACATACGACGGGACCGCCACGGCGACACTCACAATGTGGTGCATTGCTGGGACTGTCGATGCCGAAACGGCACAGACGCAGATGGACGGCTGGATTTCGACACTGACCGAAGGGTTCTCGATTGTTGTGCCGGTCGGCGATACGGACCCGACGTTAGGTGGTGCCGCATCGTCGGTGCGTGTGTTGCGGATGGCGTCGTATGGCGTGCAGGTGTTGGGCGATCAAGGCACCCGGTATCTGATGGCCGAGTTCGAGATAGAGGCGATGGATTGACAGTCACGGTGATTACTGCGTCGTTGCCGGAACGTGCAGGTTTGCTCGCCGAACTGGCTGCCACCATCGACATACAGACCGTCCCGGTCGAATGGCGTGTCGAAGTCGACTATCTGCGGGAAGGGCCAGTAACGGTCTTTAACCGGCTTGCGAGCCAGGTCACAACCGAATGGCTATTTCCAATCGGTGACGACGACCTGTTCGACCCTCACCATTTCGCGACACTTGACCCGTTTCTCCATGACGGTTACGACATCGTCTACACATGGTGTCGGATCACCGGCAGTTCGGAACGGCCCGAAAACCAGTTCCAAGTCTGCCTACAGGACACGTTCGGCTGGAAACATCTACGGAAAGAGAACTGGATACCGGCCGCAGCCGCGATCCGTACCAGCCTGTGGGAGAAGCTCGGCGGCTACCGGCAGCCCGACTGGACCGTCCACGAAGACCACGACCTTTGGGTCCGGGCCCTCGATGCAGACGCCCGGTTCTGTTGTATCCCCCGCGTGACCTACACGTACCGTGCCGATAGTGCATGGTCGCACCGGTCGGAAATCTGATGCGTGTCCTGGTCGTACATCCCGGCTCCGACTATTCGGTCGCCGACGTACATAACGGGTACGTGAAGGCGTTCCGGCAGCTCGGCTGCGACGTAGCCGAATACAACATGCATGACCGGCTCGCCTGGTTCGCGAACGCACGTTGGAACGGCGAACCGCTCCCCAGCGCCGACATCGTCGCCCATGCTGGCCTCGGCCTGCACGGCAAACTGTGGGAATGGTGGCCTGACCTCATTGTCGTCATCTCCGGTTTCTATGTCCATCCGTGGACATGGGACATTCTGAAGGGCCGCCCACACCAAACCGCGGTGGTGTTTACCGAGTCGCCCTACGAAGACGACAAACAGCTAGAACTTGTCCAACATGCCGAACCGGATGTTGTGATCGTTAACGACCCGCAGAATATTGGCCGGTTCCATGCGGTCCATCCGAAGACGATGTACCTGCCGCACTGTTACGACCCGCAGATACATCATCCGTTCCGGCCCGAACCAACCCACGACTTCGTATTCGTCGGTACGGCCTACCGGTCCCGTATCGAGTTCTTCGACGCTGTGAAATGGGACGGGCTGCGCGTCGGCCTTGCCGGCAACTGGAACGACCTTGAGGGTACGCAACTCTCACCGTTTCTGCTCCGCCCGCCTGGCGAATGTCTCCCGAACGTGGAGACGGCCGACCTGTACCGGTCGGCGAAAGTGTCAGCCAACTTGTACCGCAAAGAATCGAACCGGCCGGACCTGACGGATGGCTGGGCGATGGGACCACGCGAAGTCGAGTTAGCTGCTACCGAGACGTTCTTTCTGCGTGAACCGCGCGGGGAGGGCGACGACGTGTTCCCGATGTTGCCGACGTTCACCGAACCGGACGAGTTTACCGAACTGGTCCGCTGGTGGTCAGCGCACGATAAGCAACGCAAGAAAGTCGCGAGTGCCGCGCGCAAACAGATACTGTCCCGAACTTTTGATGTAAACGCGCGGCGGCTGTTGCAGCTTGTCGTGGACTGAAAGGTAAACATGTCCACTCGTATCTCCGGCCAGCATGGCGCGTTGTACGTCGATATTTCGTCGGGCGCGAACGGCAGTGCTGTCCTCGTCGCGACGCTCGCCGACTCGAAGCGTTCGTTCTCGACCGCCACATTCGACGTAACCGCGTATGAAGACACGAACCTTGTCTACGTGGCAGGGAAACCCGACGCATCAACCACCTACACCGGGTTCCTCGATGTGGCATCCGACCAGTTGTGGTATCCGTCCCGTGACGGTGCGCCCCGCAAGTTCTACGACTATGTCGACACGGTCGGCAACCCGAACAAATATTGGTTCGGTACCGGCATCTTCGACTTTGCGGTCGACCAGGGTGTCGCCGCCGCCGCGACGGTAACGATCAACATGAAGGCCGCTTCTTCGATCAGCCGCGTCTGGTCCTAGTTGCAGACGGCGTTCGTGTCGGCTGACCACGGCTGGTCGACGTAGCCATGCCCGTAGTTGTTCAGCACCAGTTCGCCATGCGGACATTTACTTAACGTGCTGACTACGAGCAGGCCGTCGCAGGCGACCGGCGCCGTCGTCCAGCCGGCCTGAGTGGCGATACCGGGCCGGAACACGTCGGCGCAATGCGCGGCGACGGCCGATGTGGTGACGGTCGGTACAGCCCTAGCTGCACCGGAACATGCCGCCAACATCAAAGCTCCGACCGCGATAAGCCGCCGCATATTCAGCAATCTACAGAGAGGCCGAGAATGCCGCAAGACCTCAACGCGACCATTGCCGTAACCTTGCCTGCCGATAACCAATATGCGGGCAGTTACGAACTGCGCCTCGCGGACTGTACCGGCCTTGACGACCTCGACGTTCGCAAGGAAACCGGCTATTCGCTGATCGGGCTTATCGAACAGGTTGAGAAGGATAACGGCCTCGGCCTGGTCCTGATCGCGACCGTCGTCTGGTTGTGTCGCCGCCGCGAGTTCGCACATACCACCTTCACGATGGTTGCAGCAGCAATCAACTGGGGGACAGAGTTCGAGATCGTCACCGAAGCGGCCGACGACGAGGGAAAAGCGCAGGCCACCGGCAACGACTCATAAAGAGCCTGCCAGGGTTGGCGTCCCGGTTCCATCTCATGCCGTGGGATGTCGACCGGCTCACGTTCGCTGAACTGGCCGAGTTTCTAGAACAGGGCAAAGACGGTGGCTGAGTTCCTCGAAATCAACACGAAGGACTTCGCTAAGTTCGTCAGCGACCTGAAATCGTCTGGGCTCACGTCGGATGCCGAGATGGCGAAACAACTCGGTAAAGCATTCTCGCAAGGCGGCAAGACCATCGCGGCCCTAGCGAAAAGTAACGCGTCGTTCTCGTCGCGTATCCCCAGTTCGATCAAAGCTCGCCGGTCTGGCGCGCGGGTATCGGTACAGGCCGGCGGTCCCACCGCCCCGGACGCGGCGCCGCTCGATAACAAGGGGAGGGGCGGACTGTTCCGCCACCCTGTCTTCGGAAACAAAAACGTGTGGGTCAATCAGCCTGCCCGGCCGTTCTTGCAGCCAGCGCTCGAGAAGGGTGCACCGGGCGTCATTGAGGAACTGAACGTCGAGTTGGACCGGACATTCAGGAAGGTCTTCTAATGTCCCTCGGCGAACGCATCCTTAAAGTAATCATCACGGGCGATTCCCGTAAAGCCGTCGACGCGTTCAAGGAAACAGCGAAGGCGGCGGGCGAGACAGCCCAAAAGTCGGCCGAACATAGTGCCAGTATCGGCAAAGCATTCAAGTCGATCGGGGCTGTCGCACTTCCCGTTGTGGGTGTCGCGATCGCGATCGGCGGCGCCGCGATCGAGATGTCGGACAAGTGGGAACTGGCCCACGCCAAACTCACAACAGCGCTAACCAACACCGGCACCTCATTTAAGGCAGTCTCGAAACAGGTCGATGCGCTCGATAAGTCGGGCGTCAATCTCGGGTTCACAACAACCGATACCGAAGCGACGCTCGCCCAGATGACGACAGGTCTGGGCGATGTCCATAAGGCTATGGGCGCGTTCACTGTCGTCCAAAACCTCGCCGCAGCGAAAGGCATCTCTCTCCAAGACGCTGGTCTTGCCGTCACGAAGGCGATGGAAGGCCAGCTTCGGCCGCTGAAGCAACTCGGTATCGACTTGCCGTTCGCGGCGGGCGGTGCCGTTAAGGTCCAGAAGGCATACCTGGCGGTTGTTGGTGCGTCAGCGAATCTGTCAAAGGTGCAAGCCGAAATCGCGAACGGCACCCTGAAGGGCACAAAAGCCCACGATCAGCTCGCGGCCGCTCAGGACAAACTGCGGGTAGCGCAAACCAAGTTGACGGTTGTGCAGCAGACCGGCGGCAATATTCTGGCAGCACTCAGCCAAAAACTGAAGGGCCAAGCGGCCGCGGCTGCGGAGACGTTCGCCGGGAAACAAGCCGTCTTGAAGGCACGGCTGAACGAGGTCGGCGTCGAAATCGGCACCCGACTGACGCCGTTCATTATCAAAGCTGCCGACATTCTCGTAAACGACATCATCCCCGCGATTGACACAGCAGTCGGCTGGATCGAAAACCATTTCATTCCCGGCGTCCAGAACCTTGTCCGTACCATCCAAGATTGGATCGACCACAACAAGGTACTTACCGTCGTCTTGCTCGCGATCTTGGAGCCGATCCCGACGCTTGTCGCCGGGATCATCTTGCTATGGACCCACTTCGAGCGGTTCCGTGATGTCGTCAAGTCAGTATTTAACGGCATTAAGGACACCATCGTCGCGAACTTCCATTTCATCGAGGGCCTATTCAAGATTTTTGATGGGCTGATCCACGGCGACTGGTCGCAAGTCTGGGATGGCCTGAAGGAATCATTCAAAGCATTCTGGGAAGGTCTGAAGGGCATCGCCGAGATTGGCGGCAAGCTCCTACAGGCCGCACTGTCCATCGAATGGGAACTGATTCAGGCGGCCGTTAAGGCCGCATGGAACGGCATCACGTCCGTTATCGGCAGTGCCGCAAGCACCATCGCCGGCTTCGCTGGAGCGTTCCTGTCGGCCGGTGCGGCGCTCGGTTCTGCAATCTTGCATGGCATCGAGAGTGGACTTACCGCGATCGGCGGGTTCGTTTCCGATATCGGTTCGGCGGTCTGGCAGGCGGTGAAAGACGCCGTGAACAGCGTTATCGACCTGATCAACAATGCGATTCCCGACAGTCTCGGGTTCGGGCCGTTCAGTATCAGCCTGCCCGCGAATCCGATTCCACGGCTGGCGCAAGGCGGCATCGTGAAGGCAACGCCGGGCGGTGTGCTCGCGTTGCTCGGCGAGGGTGGCCGCGACGAGGCTGTCGTTCCGTTGAACTCGCGGGGCGGACCCGCGGCTGGTGGCGGCAACCATTACACGATCAACGTAACGGCACTCGACCCGAACGACGCGGCAGAACTTGTTGTACGTGCCCTCCGCTCCTACGAGATGCGGAACGGCCCCATCCCGGTGACGACCCGATGAGAATCGCTGTCGCCGGCACGAACTACGGGTATGTGTCCGGCGCGTCGACGACGTATGCGACGGCACGCGACACGCCGACCTTCACGTCGGCGCTCGGCGGCCAAATCCGCATCGGGCAAACGAAAGTATCGACCACCTACACCTGTTACGAGACGTTCCTCGAGTTCGACACGTCGACGATTCCTTCAGGTCCGAAGTGGGCGACGTTAGTTCTGCCGAACACGGACCCTGGCGGAACATGGACGATGCGGTGTGCCGGCTACGACTTCGGTGGCGTCGTGGTGTCTGGCGATTATCGGACGGGCGCACAACTGTCGGGTCTGACGGTTGCCGGTTCGGTGAACGTCGGTGCCGCCGCAGACACCTTATGGATTCCGTTACAAACCTCGGTGCTCGGCAACGCATCCGGTAAGACCAGGCTCATTCTCTGGTCGGCAAACCAGACCGGTAGCGGGTTCGCTCCCACTGGCGAAGAACACGTCGAGGGTGCCGTTACCGCGACCCCGACTGCTGTTCTCGACCCGCTGCTGATCGTCGCATACGACGCGCTCGACACCGTCCAAGTGTTAATGAACATCGGTGAGGTAAGCCCGGTGACGGGCGTGTCGGCGCCGTCGTGGCATGACATTACTGACGACGTAATGTCCGTCCGTACGAACCGCGGGAAGTCTGCCGAGGTCGACACGTACGGGGCCGGGACTGCGAGCTTTACGGTCAGGAACAATGACTACAAGTATGACCCGGCGAACGCGCTCGGCCCCTATTACGGGCAGCTCGTCCCGATCGTCGGGGCCCGTATCGTCGCTGCAAAACATGACGGCACCCACGAAGAACTGTTCTACGGGTATGTCCAGCCGCTGAACGGTTTCCAGTTCGGCTACCAGGCTGGCGTCGGGCAAGGCAAGGGTGCGTCGACCGTCACGTTTAACTGCGTCGACTACTTCGGCATTATTGCCGGCCGCAACCTGCCGACCCAAGCAGCGGCGCTGTATCCCGGCTACCGGTCTTTGGACCTGCTGCAACAGCTTGTCGCAGACGCCAAGTTTGGGACCGCACCGAACCCGACATGGGATTACATCAACTCGTTTCATGGCATGACGATCACGTCCGGCTATCTGGGCGGCACAAACGCTTTGCAGTATGTGCAGGATCTGATCCGGTCGGAGGGCGGCATCGCGTTCGTATCGGGTGGTGGCCGTCCGACTGTCGGCGACAGGTATGCGCGCAACGAATACACGCGGTGGCATACGTCACAGGTGACGTTCTCGGATGGTGGCGGCTCCGACACGCCGATCCTCGCGAACACGCTATCTCGAGCGTACGGCGACGCTTGGTATAACCAAGTGACCGTTACGCAACAGAACGGCGGCGGGCCGTGGGTAGCGACTGACAGTACCCACACCGAATATTCGGTCGACCTGAACTTTACGGTCAACAATGACGAACCGGCTGACTCGCAAGGGTTCGCCGATTGGCTGCTGTCGATCTTTAAGCCGCCGCCGTCCGTATATGCGGATGGGTTTTCGATAG